CCCATTACCCGTGGAATAAATCAGCAGACACCATCTGTAATAGACTTGTTGAGAGATAAACAAGTCTATATGAAGAAGATGAAGAGGATGTTGTGGAAAGATAAACTCAATGGATGGAGAGACAACCCGAATAAACCCGTCTGGCCCACTCTCAAACAATCAATCAGAATGGGTTCCGGAACACAGCCAGTTTCAAATATAAGATGCCCCGTGGCAAAATGGATATATCAACATTTTATGTTGAAGATGTCTCCCTGTGTAGAGGAGGAAGAGATAATTGTCTTTGACCCGTCAATGGGGTGGGGCGGTAGATTGATTTCATTTCTTTCGGCTTCTTCCCAGCTAAGAAATAAAAGGTGTGTATATATAGGAACAGACCCCAACTCGGCGATATACGAGAGGTATGGGATGATAGAAAAGTTCTGGAAGAAATTCATTGACCCTTCCTGCACCGCCGAAGTGTATCCAATTTGCTCGGGTTCCGAGGATTTTGATAAAACAGACCTATTTGAAAAGTACAAAGGTAAGGCGGTTTTGGCTTATACCTCACCACCATATTTCAATCGGGAAAGATATAGTGATGATGATGCACAGTCATATAAGAAATTCAATTCCTACGAAGCGTGGAAGAATGGTTTCTTGAAAAAGACAATGCAGAATGTCCACGAATTTCTGATGCCCGGTGGTTTCTTTGTCTGGAATATTGCAAACATAAAATTGGCGAAAAATAAATATCTCAAAATGGAAGAGGATTCCGCGTCCTTGGCAGAGAGTGTTGGGTTTCAAAATCGTGATATGATACATATGCTAATGAGATTTACTATAGGACGAGATAACAACCTTGAGGATATCTCTGCCCGTGGTACAATGAATACTGTAAGATGTGAAGGTAGAGTGAACAAATACGAGCCAGTATTTGTATTTCAGAAAAAGAATGGGTGATTTTATGGCAAAAAGAAAAGAGAATATCAGAATTATATTGAATGGAAATTTTTATACCACTTGTGATGACTTGAAATCTGTCCTTTCATCAACACTATCTATCTGGTATCCAAAAATACAATTTGTATCGGCGGAAACTATTCGTCATTGGATACAGGAAACACTTTTGATGGTCGAGGAATTGATGGACGTAAAAGGGGAGGCGCGGGTCAAGAGACAAATAACGAACATCAAGAAATATCTTGACAGGGAATTGACACAACCCCAGCTGGTAAAGTTTTATACGGATATTATTATGGCGGGTGAAGGCCTCTCAACTTTATCAGGTTTTGGTATAGCGAAAACTTCCACGACAGCTGGGAAGAGAAGTGGCAAAGCGACTGCAGGCCTGAATGCCGAGAGGATATCGTTATACGAGATTGAATAATGTTCAAGAATGTATATTACAATACAAAATCATCCACTATTCACCTTTGGGAACAACTCAAAGGTGAAAATTTTTATACAGAAATTCCTTGGGTTCCATATGTGTTTTTCCCGTATGAAAAGGGTGATGTAAAGACAATAGACGGCCAACCCGTTACCAAAAGGCTGTTCCGATCTTATTCGGATTACTTTGCCTACCTGAAGGGCAAGGACAATATATTTGAGGACAGGGTAAGACCCGAAATCCAATTTCTTGCCGAGAGATATTATGGTATACCGGAAAATGAAATTGAGGTTCCAAAACTCAAGAAGTATTTCTTCGATATGGAAGTTGATAACAAAGTTGGGTTTCCTCATCCGGAAGATGCCCGTGACCCGATTTGTCTCACATCCATTTATGATAGTGATACAGATACTACAACTGTATTTGGCTTGAGGGATTACAGGAATGGGAAGTTTTCCAAGGAAAAGTATGTGAGGTATATCAAGTGTGAAAATGAGAAATCCCTCTTGACAAGGGTACTGAATTTCTTCCACAAATTTCCCTGCGATGTTATCTCCGGTTGGTCTATATCAAATTTTGACATTCCTTATCTCATAAACAGGGCCAAAAGAATATTCGATGACCCACGAATGTTTATGAGGATATCCCCAATTAGCGATGTTCAAATATGGGAATCGAAGAGTGGAATGATGAACATAAACATCTCCGGCCTGACCATACTCGATTATATTGACCTTTATAAATGGTATTCCCCCGTAAAACTTGAAAGATATTCTCTCGATTTTGTTTCCAAATATGAATTGGAGAAAGGCAAGGTAGACTATTCACAGTACAAGGATATCAGGGAATTGTGTGAGAAGGATTGGGATTTATTTGTGGATTACAATATAACGGACTCTCTTCGTGTTTTCCAGCTTGACAGAAAATTGAATTACATAGGTCAGGTTCAAGCACTTTCACTTCTCACAAAAAGCCCGATGAAATACTATGATGTGATGACGCAGCTCATTGAAGGCTTGTTGTTGACACATTACAGGAGAAATGGATTGTGTGCCCCGAAATTCATTGGGGGTCAGCAGGAACCATTTGAGGCGGCATATGTCAAGGAACCACAACAAGGTAAATACGAGTGGGTTGTTGATTTGGATATTGCTTCATCTTATCCCACGGCTATAATCACATTGAATATGTCACCGGAAACATATTATGGCAGGGTGCTCGATATGACAGAGGATACCGTCATTCAATATGTGAGACAGAGAAGTTTTCCCGATTTCAATCTTCTCAAGGACGGGAAAAAGATAACATTTTCAGGTAAGAGACTTGAGGCCTTCAATACAGCCATCGAAAAGAAGTTGATAAGTATCGCTCCTTGTGGTTCGGTATTTTCGACAAAGACTCCCGGCGTGCTCGCCCAGATTGAAAAGGATGTTTTCAATAAGAGGCGCGACATCAAGAACAATATGATAAAGATGAAAAAATCTTTATCCGAATTGAGGGATGATAACAAAAAGAGGGCAGACGAGAGGATAAATCAATTCGATTCACTACAGAACGCACTCAAAATCCTACTCAATGCAGTTTTTGGTGTTACGAGTGTTCCCTATTCCCGTTATTTCAATGTGAACATATCAGAGGCAATTACATCCTGTGGTAGACAAACCATCAAGGCCGGGGAGAGGTATGTAAATGATTTCCTGAATAATCCAGATAAAGATGTAAAATTGAAGTCTTTTCTCGAAAAATATAAATAGATTATATAGCATATATACATTTTGGTTTCTTGTATGTCAATAATTTATAAAATTACAAATAAAATAAATGGTAAATTTTATATTGGAAAAACTGTAACAAGCCTCGAAAAAAGAATGTCATCACATAAAAAAGATCGTAGAAATATAACTCCACTTACAAGGGCCATTGATAAGTATGGCTGGGAAAATTTTGATGTTGAAGTCCTTTGGAAAGGGAAAGTTGATGAGCTAAACGAAAAGGAAATTTCCTTTATAAAGGAAACGAGGGCAATAGAATTGGGATATAATTGTACTGAAGGCGGTGATGGTTGGATGCCGGGCGAAAGGCACCCATTTTTCGGTAAATCACGGCCCGATGATGTGAAGAAAAAAATTAGCGAAACAAAGAAGAGGGGCCCCCACCCAACGAGGGGTAAAAAATTACCCCAATGGTGGATAGATAAATGCAAGCCAGGATGTGGGGAATTACATTGGAATAGTAAAAAGTATATCATCATTTCACCGGCCGGCATTGAATATAGAATAAAAGGATTGATAGATTTTTGTAAAAAACATAACTTACAACAAACCTTGATGTCCTCGGTTGCTGTGGGAAAGAGAAAACATCACAGGGGTTGGAAATGTTTTTATGATAAAGAAAACTGATTATGTTTTATACGCTGATACTGATTCCCTGTTTATTTCGACGGGCAAATTCCTTTCTGATAATGGAATTGATGTATCGAGATATAGTGATGATGTTGCTATAAAGATGATACTTGAACTGGGCTCGATTATAGAAAATTATGTGAACGAGACTTGTTATCGGGAAGTCCAGAGGAAAATGTATAACTCCGCAGTTACCGATTTCAGGATAAAGTTCAAACAGGAAATCGTGGCTAAGACAGCTCTCTTCGTGAAGAAGAAGAAGTATGGTTACTGGTCTGTCAATGAAGAGGGTGCCCCAGTTGACAAGATAAAGGTTACTGGTCTGGAAATTATCCGGTCTGACACACCGGAGGCCATCAGGCCGAGATTGAAAGATGTGATGGAGATGATCCTCCGCGGCGAAACGGATGAGAACATCCTGAAAAAGATAGAGCAGTACAAGAAGGAATTGAAGGGGGTTTATCCGGAAGAGATTTCAGTCAACATCGGAGCAAGTGATATAGAGAAATTTGTGAAAGCAGATGGAGAGATTGAGAAGGGAACTCCATTCCATTTGAGAGGCATAAATAATTACAGGAAATTACTCAAGCACCTCAAACTTGAAAAAAAGTATGAGGACATTTATAGCGGGGCAAAGGCCAAGGTTGTGTATCTCAAGAGAAATGCCTTGGGTCTGGATGTCATATCCTTTTTGAGATGGCCCCACGAATTTGACAAGGTTGTCCAGATAGATTACGACAAAATGCTGGATAAATACTTCTTGTCCAAGATTGAGATTTTACTGGAACCTATGAATAAAAAGGAATTACTTTCTGGCTCAGCTGGTGAGGGCTTGAATTTATTTTTTGGTGAGTAGAGATGAAGAGGAAAACAAAGAAAGAATCACAGGAAGTTCATTTTATTATTGATCCACAGGAGATAATGAAGGAGATGGGGCCCCCGAAAACAGCCAAGAGAATGGACAGGATTATCTATATCGTGGGGAACCTTGACGAAAATCTG